TGGCTTAAAAATCAACTTAAACAAGCAAAGAGTATGCGTGATCTTCTAAAAGAGATGGAAAAGCAAATGGGCAAGCTAACACATTGCCCAAATTGCGGAGAAAAGCTTTAATTATTTTTGGCTATTCTCTTTGCCTTTAGCATACATTTCGAGATTAGCAATATAAAAGTTCATACCGTGATCTGAGAAGTTATCAACCCTGCCTGCCTTGATACCCATCCACATACCACGCCAGCGATCTTTGAAACGCTGCCATCTTGTAGGCTTACGAACATTACCGAAAGCATTCATATAGTGTTCTTCTCCATGATGTCTGTAGCCCATAATCCATAATGGAACACGAGTAACAATGTCGTTGTTGTTTACCCAGCGATGGTGAACCATGCCTAGGCTTTTAACATAAGTTGGCCATCCTACTCTGGGCGAGCCGTATGTGTAAACTTCTCTAGGATCGGGCAAATCGCTATTGTGGTGGCAACGACTGGCCATGATAGTGGTCATTGCTGCTCCTAGGCTGTGTCCACAAAACCAAAGCCGCTTGTTTAGATTTACAGTTCGTGTAAGGTCTTCTATGATCATAGGCCAAAGATCATCTACTTCCTGTTTGAAGCCTTGGTGTACTCTTGATACTGTTTCGGCAACGATAGGCACAGCTTTGAGATCTGCTTTGATATCATTAAAGCATGTGGGCTCTGTGCCACGACATGCAATAACCAAATCTTCTTTATTCATAAAACGGTATGCTTGTGCTCCGTCCTTGTCATAAAACTCAACAGTGGTAAATCCTAAACTTCTTACTTGCTTTTTTACTTGTTCGATGTTACTATTATATGCTATACTGCTCAGTCTAGCAAACAACAACGAACGCTCAGGAAACGACAGCTTTGATATACTCATTATACCCTCCAATTTCTTGCCCCATTTGCACACGTATTTATAGATTGTTATAACTAAATACATTAACGGAGTGTTACAAATGAAAAAACGTACCAGAAGTATATTAGAGGAGCTCAATAATTTAGATCGGGCCAGGAACAACGATCTATTAATTGAGACCACGGGAAGTAATATAATTGAAAGTGCAATTAATTTGCTCAACAAAATTTCTAATACCTATGACGAGACCACTGCCGGAGAACTAGAAAGAAGATTTCTAAACAGTATAAAGAGCGGAGACCCTAAAAAGTTTAAAAGGGGTCTTTCTAAAATAATCGAGGCTAAGCAGGATGATCATTAAAGAAGGCGGCGCAATGCCGGGCGTTGGCCCAATTCACATAGATGAAATTGAACCCACACTAGATGTACTAGAAAAAACACTGGGTATCGACCTTAAGAACAATGTTCTAGGCAGTGTAGGCAAGAAAGAATTTAGTGGAGACATTGATGTTGCTATTCAAGTCGACCCAAAAGCTATTCCAGAATTAGTTAAAAAGATTGAAGCATCGCCGTTGGTACTAGACATTGCCAAAAGCAGTGTTATCATGACCAAAGTAAAAATTGTAAACTACGATCAAGAAAAGCAAGCATCTAAACCACGCACAGGATTTGTGCAAGTAGACTTTATGCCTGGTGACCCGGGTTGGATGAAGACCTACTATCATGCACCTAGCGAAAAAGAATCAAAGTATAAAGGTGTGTTCCGTAACATTATGATATCTAGTATTTGTTTGTTTCTAGATAAAAAAGAATCAGAAGAAACAATTGCTGATGGAAGATCTGTTGAAGTAGAACGCTGGCTATGGTCACCGTCAGATGGTCTAGTAAGAGTACGTAGAACACCAGTGCCTAAAGCAAGCGGCGACGGCTATACTAAAAAGAACAAGAATGAAATAATTGGTGAGCCTATCAAGGACGCCGCAGGTATTGCCAAAGCATTAGGACTTGATGGTCCTGAAGATTTAAATAGTTACGAAAGCCTAAAAGCAGCAATTGAAAAGAATTACGATGATGAATTAGTAAAGAAGATTCTTGACAGTTTTGCTTCTAACTCTGTTGTCCAAGACATAGGCGTACCAGACGACCTAAAGAACGAAGAGCTAGATAGAATTAAAGAGCTAGCAGGTTTAAATTTAAACAGCAGTGTTATGGCACCCAACGGAATTAGGATGCGCAGATGAGATTTAATGATTTTAAAATAGTAGAAGCAAACCGCAAACAAAAGAAAGCAGACCAAGTTCGCGGCGGTGAACCAATGCCCAAGGCAAAGCCTGGCAGAACCAAACATCCTATGCAGGGAAGACTGGTAGGCGAGGGCTTAAACGAAGGCGCACGTATTGAACATGCTGAAGACCTTGTGTTTAGAGAAGGATCAAAAGGTGCAGCTCGTGCTATCGAAAGTATAAAGAATCTAGAAAGTGGCGGCCATGAAGATGTAACAATTAAATGGGATGGTTCGCCTGCTGTTATATTTGGAAGAAACGAAGACGGTGAGTTTGTCTTTACAGACAAGAGCGGCTTTAGTGCTAAAGGCTATGATGGTAAAGCAAAGAGTGCTAGAGATCTAGAAAACATGCTCAAAGCAAGACCAGGATACGCTAAAAATCCAGAAGGTTATGGTGAGTTTATAGACAATATGGCCAGCATATATGATGAGTTTGAAAGAGCAACTGCTACAAACTTTAGAGGTTTTTATAAAGGTGACCTACTATATTTTAACATACCAGATAAAGTAGAGGGCAGATACGTATTCACACCCAATGTTGTAACCTATACTGTAAGTGCAGACAGCGAGATTGGAAAACGTATTGGTCGTTCCGAAACAGGAATTGTTATCCACAGATATGTAGACGAAGAAGGACAGGAACGAGGAGTTTCGCAGGAAGAAATAGAACGTACTATGCAGGGCAACGAAGTATTGGTTCTTCCGGCTGTAACAGTGCAAGAACCGCCAGAAGTAGATGATAGTTCGATAAAACAATTGCAGAACATACTGAGTACCAATGCCGGAGCAATTGACAAGCTACTGGATGCTAATACGCTTAGAGAAAAGAAAGTATCCGACTTGCCACAGATATTTTACACCTATCTTAACAGCAAAGTTGACACTGGTCTGAACAATCTAGCAAAGGATTTTCCAGGATGGTTGGCTAACAGCAAGGTAAGCCAAAGTAAAAAACAAAAGATTGTTGAGATGATCAACGAAAATGTTCAAGGATATAACGCAATGTGGAGTCTAGTAGAAGGTATTATGCGTGTGAAGGACGATATTATTAATCAACTAGAATCACAGTCTGCAGACATCACAGCAACTATAGCAGGACAGCAAGGCGGAGAAGGCTACGTACTTGCACACCCAGAAGGTGATATTAAACTTGTTCCGAGAGAGTACTTCTCGAGAGCAAACAGAGCAGTGGAGAGATAAATGAAAAATTATATGAAAATGTTTGAAGCATCAATGGACAGCGTAGTCCGTCCTGTGCTTCAAGATGCAGCAGACATGACACCCCAGCAGCGCAAGCTTGCTAACCTAGGCAGAGTGCTTATGGATCTAGCAGTAACAACTAAAGATGATGCATTGGCCAATCTAATGGCAAGTGTTGGTGACTCACTTACTAGATTTGGAACATCATTTGGTCCAAAGAACCTAGACGAACTTATGAAGAAGACTGGCGCCAGCAAGGAAATTATTAATAAACTGTTACAGCATGCTCAAGCAGTGGCTGATCACAAGACATCACTTGCAAATGACCACGAAGACGGTGGCCTTGATGACACAGACGATGATGAGTTTGCAGAACCAAGTGATGCTGATATGGCAGCACAGGCTGACCGAGCAGCTAGAGGCAAATAATGGACGATATGGATTTTATTAAGGCTATGTATGAAGAAGGGCTAGTTGAAACACAGCTAGACGAAAATGCATGGGCTGATATTAGAGGCAGAAGGATCAACAGACTGTCTAAAGAAAAGCGTGTGGCTCTGTATGCTTATCTTGTGGGTCTAGAAAATGCTGTAAAAGCAACCAAGTTTGTAGAAACAGCAGAAGAAGGTCGCACCCCACCGAATCAGTTTGTGAAAAGCTATTTGCCCATCGTTGAAATGATAGACGACATTGTTAACGCAGGCACAGCACACATTGCACAGCTAAGACAACTGCACAAACGAGCCAAAAGACGCTGATAATAGCGCCTTTTTAGAAAAAAGACTAAATACATGTAACAACTTCACGGAGCGTGGAGATGTCCATTTAGATTAAAGGAGAAAAAAATGGCTGATTTAACAGGTGATGCAGTAGCAAACAACTTTGAGCAGATTAATGCTGGTGTAAACGGACTAGGTCCACGTACACAGATCGTAAGTGTAAGCAAAGCAAGCGGCGACGCAACTGAAGCAGAACTAGTTGCAGTAATTAAAGCACTAGGCATTGGTACAGAAGTAACCGTTGGCGGCGAAACTACACGTGATACTTTCACTGTTGCAGGTATTGCTGGTACAATTGGTACTGATCCAGTATACTTAGCACTACAGGGTACCGGCGTTGTTGGTACTACTGAAGATGATTACGCAACTGGTGTAACACTAGCTGTAGTTGCAGACTTCGATCAAACATTCGTAGGCGCTGCATAATATAGATTCCTACTACCTTAGGAACCGTGATGTTATAACAGGCGTCACACTAAAGGGCCACTTATTAAGTGGCTCTTTTTTTATGGCTGTAAATACAGTATGAAATTTCAAATTAACACTCTTATAGATGTTACTGACACCGGCGCAAGACGCAGTCAAAATGTCTTTGAAGCAAAGCAACAGGCCAACTTCGATACCCTTTATAATGTAATAGGGTTACGAACCAATCCCACCGAGTTTAATGTAACAGTACTAGAAGAGGACGTAAAGAAGTACGGCTTTGGAAGTGAGTACAAGGGCAAGCAAAAGATCTGGCAGGTAGAGTTTTACGTAGAAGCTGAAGCATCTACCAATATAGAATTTATGCGTAACGATTTTTCCTTAGTTCCTATTATCGCAGAACTGAATGAATCAGTCAAACTAGATAAAAATCTTTTTATTTCGTCTAATAAATCCAAGTTTAGAAACATAGTTTTCGTTCAAGTTGATAAATAATAGTGTATAACAACAATAAACAGGCTATTAAAAACATCTCAAAAAGGCTAACGAACAAGTTTAAATTAACTGTCGTATGACACTGGAGAATTTAATGGCTGAAACTGCGCCGACAACAGAATTAGAAAAAACAAGTCTAGAAGCACACGTAGACTTATGCGCTTTGCGTTATGCGAATCTAGACAATCGTTTGACCAATGTCGAGAACACACTCAGAGACATTCACAATGATATTAAAAGCGGCCAGCAAAGCATGACAAAAGTGCTAATAGGCACAGCAGGCACAATTGTAGCCGGACTCCTTTCAACAATCGTTGTACTTTTACTGCAAGGAATGTAATTCACGATAAATAACTATATGTTATTACGTGAATTTTTTATTGACCAATTAGACGAAAAGCAAGTGTGGGCACGCTCCGGTAAAAAGGTTGTGCGCAAATACAGATGCACGGGCGGAAGAAGGCACGGCAGAGTTGTATCTAACATAGCACAGTGTTATGCTGCTCCTGATATTAAAAAGCGAACACGCCTTAAAATTACAAAGGCACGCCTAGGTACAAGGCTTGCTAAGAAAACCAAAAGAACCAAACGTGTAAATCCTGCCAGTCGCAGAGTGCAACAGCTCAATAAGTCTGCTAGAAGGAAGACAAGGTAATGTTAGTCAGCGAACTAGTTGAAGCTACCCAGGTGTGGTCTAAATCAGGCGGCAAGAGTGTTCGTAAGTACCGTTGCACATCCGGAGCACGCAAAGGCAGAGTAATGAGTTCTCCTTCTGCATGCAACAAGCCTATAAATGTAAAGAAGAGCACTAGCTTCAAGAAGACTAAAACTAAAAAGTTACCTCAGATAAAATACAAAACAGGATTAACTAAAAGAAGTAATCCAGCGGCAACTAGAAATGTTAGGTTGAATAGACAAACTAAACCAACTACAAAAAGAAGAGGTAGGAAAATCAGATGAAGATAAACGAAGTAACTCAAGCCAAAGTTACCCGTGCTTCGGGTAATGAAGTAGAAATTGATCATGGTGATGGGACACGAACTACGGTAGACACTAGAAAGAATCCTAATGCTATCACTAGAGATGAGCAGGGCAAGGTTAAAGTGAATACAAATCGTAACAGCGCACAGCGCAACAATCGATCACAGCAACCACCTAGACCCGGCGAGCAAGTAGAAATCGAAGACGAATGAAGATTAACGAGCTAATACAATCCTTCACTATACAAATGTCCAATGAAGAGAATGATTTGTATTGCTCTTTAGACGGATACAGAGCATTGGACAGCTTTACTGAAAGAGAACGATTCGTGATTGAGAATCTCATTAGGAAGAGTTTGGTAAGTAAAGTTGTGTCAAACGGTCAAGCTACGGTAGTTAAAAATGATTAATAAAAACTTTGCAAACGATTTAGAAGACCTTTTAAATGGATCTCTAGATCCTAGCCTTTTTCCTTATAAGAAGGGCAACAGTATTCGTATTGGAAACTTTGCGGTAAGATCTAATAAACGCGGATACTATAAAGTTTATGATCTTACAGAAAACAGGCTTGTGTCTGAAATGTTCTGCAAGACTAGTGCAGTAGCATTGGCCAAGGCAATGTCAAAAGGCAAAGCTACTCCTACCTCAATATTAAAACTTGACAAAGAACTACAGAAATGGTATAATGACTGTGTGTTTTACAAGAACACTATGACTAAAACCAAAGACCCCGTCAAAGCAGAAATCACACAAACTAGATATGAGATCGCTAAAATCAAAACTACTAGTTTAAAGAACCAATTAGACAGATTCATTTACGCTTAATTTGGCTAAATAAATATAATGATACATTAGGAAGAGATGTAATGAATATTAGAGATATTTCAAAACCAATCACCGCTAAGGCACTCAACGAGAGTCTAGCCCGAAAATTTGGTCAAAAAATCAAGCTAGAGAATTTTACTTTAGAGCAACTACAGGATGCACGTAACAAAGTGCGTACCAAACTAAGTCAAGTCGAAATGAATGAAAACTTTGACGCTGTTATAAAAAACGAAAGTTATCAGAAATCAAAACTCTTCCTTGATGTTCTGAATGCTGCAATTGCAGAACGTGAAGATATTGCTGAAGGCGATTATGCAAACGATGCACAGCGCAAAGCAGTACACGCAGCCAAAGATAAGAAGAAAAAGAAAAACGAAAGCATAGTTAAAGAAGGCGCGGAAGATGCAGCCGAACTAGTTATGGCAGCTAAGGACATGGTTGATCGTGTTACTGGTTGGATGGAAGACACTGCTGAGATGCAGACAGAGTCAATGCTAGAACTAGCAGATGCTATCCGCGATGAAATGGGCTCAGAAAAATCAGAAGCATTTATTTCATCAGTTAAGCCAGCACTAGAATCATTGTATTCAGCAATGGAATCAACTCGCGGAACACTTACAGCAGGCGTTGGCATGCTAACAGGTGAAGAAGAACTAGCTGCTACAATGGGCGACGAGCCAGTTGAAGAGCCACCAATGGAGCCAACTATCGACGGCGAAGAAGGCGGCGACATTGACGATATCCCAGTGCCAGACTTTGATGCAGCAGATGCAGCCGCAGGTGGCGAAGAAGAAGCGGGTAGAGCAAGACGCGAGTCAAAGAGCTACGATAAAGCTAAAATTATAGAACGCTCACGCAAACTAGCAGCAACACTTTCAAAAAAAAAGTAACTGAAGCCGTAGAGAGCGACAAGCTCGTACAGGTTCTAAGAACAGTAATAGGCAGCGCCGACTCAAAAGGAGACGCTGTCTTTTTACATTTTAGCAAGCCCGGTCCTAATGATATAAAACAGGGCGCTCGTAACCTAGACCTAAACAAACTGATGCAAAACGTAGGTGCAGAACAGTTTGATTTTGAAACATTCAAAGCAGCATATGATACAGATCCTAGAGTCAAAACCATGATTAAGAACTTTGACAAGGACGGAATCGAACCCAAAACTCAGAAAGAACGAGAAGAAGGTGTCGCCAGTACAGGTGCCGACGGCGACGACACTGTGGGCCAAATGGCACAACGAGCTACTGATCTCGGCGATAATATTTAAATTCACTTGACAACTAGTTGATTAGGCAGTATAATGTTAAATTAACATGAGGATGAATTATGACTACAAGAACCGATGAAGAAATTATTACACAGATCAAAGAGCTTATTGAAACACATGTTAAACCTGCTGTTGCAAGCCACGGCGGAGTTATTGAATTCGTTAGCTACGATCAAGGAGCCCTACTCCTTCAACTAGGCGGAGCATGTTCAGGATGTGCTGGTAGTACAATGACACTAAAAATGGGTGTAGAAAATATGCTCAGACATTATGTACCAGAAATTACATCTGTAGAAGCTTTAGACGATCCTAACTCTAATGTAAACCCATATTACACTGATCCGTTTATGTTTGATAATTTGGGTTATGAGGAGGATTATCGTGACCCTGATAGTTAATAAATTTAATTATACGCCTATCTCACGCAAAGAAGTAAACGGTAAAAGACTATATGCTACGCCTGACGGTAATGCTGTGGCCAGTGTTACTACAATTCTTGATGCTACCAAAGACAAGAGCCATCTTATTGCTTGGCGCAAACGTGTAGGACAAAAGCGAGCACAAGAAATTACCACAGAAGCAGCAGGTGTTGGTACACGAATGCACACCTATCTTGAAAAGTATATCGAGACAGGTGATTGGCCGCAGCCAGGATCAAATCCTTTTGCTATCAAAGCACACAAGATGGCTTGCGAAATACGTGAACACGCACTTAAAGATGTTGACGAAATATGGGGAAGCGAAGTTAACCTCTATATGCCTAACATGTATGCAGGAACCACAGACCTTGTTGGAACATACAAAGGTAATCCTGCAATCATGGACTTCAAGCAGTCTAACAAAGTTAAAAAGCCTGAGTGGGTAGTTGACTATTACTTACAGATGGTTGCATACGCCGAAGCACACAATGAAATCTATGGCACAAACATTCAAGAAGGTCATGTGTTCATGTGTACTCGCGGCGACGACAGTATGGAACTAGGCGGCGAACTGTATTTGCAGTTTGATATTTGGCCCGACGAGTATGCAGAATGGCGTACAGAATGGTACGATAGAGTCTACACTTACTACGAACAGTATGCATAAGTCTGTCTCCTGACGCATAAATACACTATACATGCGTAGGAGAATAACATGGCCGTAGTGCAAATCTCGAGAATACAGATCCGTAGGGGACAAAAGAATCAAGGCTCGGGCTTACCTCAGCTATCAAGCGGAGAACTTGGTTGGGCAATAGATACCCAAGAGCTTTACATCGGTAATGGTAGTGTAGCTGAAGGTGCCCCACAGGTTGGCAACACAAAGGTAATCACCGAGCACGATGACTTGTTCGACCTTGCAGACGAGTATATCTACAGAAGCACAGATGGTTCGATTATCACAGGCATAGACAGTGCTAACCCTGTGTCTAGAACACTGCAACAACGACTAGATGATAGAGTGAGTGTTAAGTCGTTTGGTGTCACTGGTGTAGCTTCGCAAGACTGTACTGTACTTCTACAAAGAGCAATTGATCAGCTGTATCTAAATGCAGGCAACGAAGTAAGTGTGCGCAATCGTGTGCAGCTTTACCTAGAAGCAGGCACGTACACTATTAAAGATACAATAAGAATCCCCCCGCATGCAACACTTATCGGCGCTGGTGCAGGCAAAACAATCATTGTTCAAGACAACCCAGGACGCTCTGTGTTTACTACAGTGAGCGACGAAAGTATTCCAGGCAGTTATGTAATAGGCGGAGAATTTGCCACACAGGCTAGAAACATAAGACTAGAAGGCCTTACTATGCAAGTGATCGATGGATCAAAAGGACTCGTGTTAGAAAGTTGTAGAGATAGCTATTTTGAAAACCTAACCATTGTGGGTCCTTGGTCACTGGGCGATCTTATTGCAGCAGACACCAGTACTACATTTGATATTGGCCTTAGTCTCAACAGCAAGAACGGCGGCGTTGAAACTGTTCGCAACGAATTTACAAACTGTCACATAGACGGATTCAGTTATGGTGTAAGCTCGAACTGGGACATCAATGACAACGTGTTTACTACATGTAACTTCAACACAATGGCTTACGGTGTAGCATTCGGTAGAGACATGACCATTGACGGCAATGTAGCAAACGGCACTGCAACAGGTCCAAGCAACAACATCTTCTCAGACTCTGTGTTCTCAAACATTGCTAGACAGGCAATTCTAGTAGAAGAAGGCACTTACAACGTAAGTCGTGCTAACAAGTATATCAGTTGCGGTTGTGACGGCGGCGCAGAAAATCAGCCAGTCAGCAGTATTCTTAAGTTTGACAAGCTGGGCAACGAAAGTATCAACGACTTCTTTACTAGAACCAAGATACTGTCGTACACACAAGAAAACCTCGATGGTGCAGGCGCTGTACCGTATGTGCCTGAAGTTGAAGGTCCTATCAATTTTGAATGGGGCTTTGAGCACGAAGTAACTATCATTGACGGCGACGATGTAACACTGTTTAGACTGCCTAACTTTGTTAATCAAAGCTTTGACATAGACTACTTTGCCGAAGCAGAACAAGGATACAATGGTGTGCGCTCAGGTAGCCTACGACTAGTGTGTAATGCACTGGTTGACGCACCAAACGGAACACCTGACGTAATAGTTTCAGATGACTATGACTATGTAGGTGACAATGTTTATCTTGACAGCATAAGTTTTGATGCTATACTAAGAGATGTAGATGCAGATGCAACATTTGACACAATCATTGTTAAAACAAATGCGTCAGCGATGCCTACAACTGCAAGGACTAAATTTAAATTCAAAGTAAAAACAAAAGCAAACTAATAGATGTTCAATAAAAAATATGAACAAAGGCTGGAATCCTGGTCACAATTCAGAGACAGCCTTGAAGAAAGTGAAGACCCTTTCCGGGACGTCATTGACTACTATAAGCAAGCACCCTATGTGAGCATCCATACAGATCCATGGAATCAAGACATGTGGCCAAACCCGTGGGAGTTGGTTTACGAGAACCAGTATGATGACTTCTGTCGTGTGCTAGGCTGGTGCTATTCTTTACAGTTAACTGACCGTTTTAAAGGGTCAGTTTTCGAGATACATATCATTACTAATAAAGAAACAAGTTACCAATACTTGTTATTTGTTGACAATTTTGTTTTAGGATACACGGAAGATGAAGTTATTACAAGGGATAATCTCCCATCTAAACTGCATTCGCAACAGACGTACCATATGTCGAGTCAGCAATAAATATTCAACAATTTAAAGAACTAGGAGAGAACAATATGTCGAACGGTATTCATATCGTTAAGCGAAATGGCGATAAAGAACCGCTAAACATTGACAAGATCCACAAAGTGGTAATGCATGCTTGTGAAGGTTTAGCAGGAGTAAGTAGCAGTCAAATTGAAATGAACGCAAACATTCAGTTTTATGACGAAATGAGTACAGACGAAATTCAAGAGATTCTTGTACGTTCGGCAAATGATCTTATTAGTCTTGATAATGCAAACTATCAATATGCGGCTGCAAGGCTGTTAAGCTACGGTGTAAACAAGCAGGTATTTGGACGTTACGAAGCTGTTAGTCTGCGTGAAATGGTCCAGAAAAATATTGAACGTGGTGTGTATGATCCCGAAATACTTGAGAAGTATACCCCAGAAGAGCTTGATCGTTTAGACAGTTACATTCATCACAAGCGCGATGAAAACTTTACGTATGCTGGCTTGCGTCAAGTGGTAGACAAGTACCTATGTCAGGATCGTTCATCAAACGAAATCTTTGAAACTCCTCAGTTCATGTACATGATGATTGCAGCAACTCTATTTGCCAATTATCCAGCAGAAACACGCATGCACTACGTAAGGAGATACTACGATGCGACCTCCCTTTTTAAAATCAATATCCCAACGCCAGTCATGGCCGGTGTCAGAACGCCTGTGCGACAGTTTGCTTCGTGCGTCCTTGTTGACAGCGATGACACCCTTGATAGTATCTTCGCAAGTGATATGTCGATTGGTAGATACACTGCACAACGAGCGGGTATCGGCATTAATGCAGGACGCATTCGCGGAGTCAACTCAAAGATCAGAGGCGGAGAAGTAGCACACACAGGTATTATTCCGTTCCTTAAGAAGTTTGAAAGTACTGTACGCTGTTGTACACAGAACGGTGTTCGCGGCGGCAGTGCTACAGTGCATTTCCCGTTTTGGCATCAAGAGATTGAAGACATCCTTGTTCTAAAGAACAACAAAGGCACAGAAGATAATCGTGTTCGCAAGCTTGATTATTCAATTCAAATGAACAAAGTCATGTACGAAAGACTGCTTAAGAATGAAGATGTTACACTGTTTAGCCCACACGATGTCCCGGGGTTATATGAAGCATACTTTGGCGACCCAGAAGCGTTTCGAGAGCTTTACGAAATGTATGAGCGCAAGACCAGCATCAAGAAAAAGAAAATTGGTTCGATGGAATTGTTTGGTGAACTGATCAAAGAACGTGCTGAAACAGGCCGCATTTATATTATGAATGTTGATCATGCTAACACACACAGCTCGTTTAAAGACACAGTTTATATGAGCAATCTGTGTCAAGAAATTACATTGCCCACGAAGCCTTTGAATCACATTGATGATCCGGAGGGTGAGATTGCACTGTGTATTCTAAGTGCAATTAATGTAGGCATAATCAAAGACCTAGACGACCTTGAAGAACTGTGCGATCTTGCTGTTCGTGCGCTAGAGGAAATTATCGATTATCAGCGTTATCCAATTCTAGCCGCTGAAAAGTCAACCAAAGCACGTCGTAGCCTAGGCATTGGCTATATCGGCCTTGCTCACTTCCTTGCTAAGAACAAGGCTCAGTATGGGGATCCAAAAGCTTGGAAACTTGTACATGATCTAACAGAAGCATTCCAATACTACTTGCTAAAAGCATCCAATGGTCTTGCCAAAGAACGCGGCGCATGCGAGTACTTCAATCGCACTAAATACTCCGACGGTATACTTCCCATTGATACATATAAAAAGGATGTTGATACCATTGTGGAGAATACACTAAATTATGATTGGGATAGTTTACGAGCTGACATCCAGGAGTACGGACTTAGACATTCAACATTGTCCGCACAGATGCCTTCGGAAAGCAGTTCCGTTGTGTCAAATGCAACAAACGGAATTGAGCCACCTAGAGGTTACCTGTCCGTTAAGAAGTCAAAGAAAGGGCCTCTTAAGCAGATTGTTCCGCAGTATCATTCGCTAAAGAACTACTACACACTGTTGTGGGACATGCCCAGCAATGAAGGTTATATCAATGTGGTTGCAGTTATGCAGAAGTTCTTTGATCAAGCAATCAGTGGCAACTGGAGTTACAACCCTACTCAGTATCCGGACAACGAAGTGCCTATGAGCGTAATGATCCGAGACATGCTACAGACATACAAGATGGGATGGAAAACCAGTTACTATCAGAATACATATGATTACAAAACTGATCCTAGCGACTACGAAGAAGAAAAGCAACAACCACAACTTGCTACATCCGCAGTTGATGACGAAGATGCAGAAGCTTGTGATGCGTGTGCAATTTAACGGTTGACAGTACAGGAAAATCAGTATACTATAAGAGAAGAAATAGAGGAAGCAAAATGGCTAAAACAGTATTCAATAAAGAAAAAGTAGACTTTACTAAACAGAACATGTTCTTTGGTGAAGACCAAAACACACAGCGTTATGATACATTTCGCTTTCCAGTGTTTGATAAACTAAACCAAACAATGCTTGGTTACTTTTGGCGACCCGAGGAAGTAAGTCTCCAAAAGGATCGTTCTGACTTTGTTAATTTCAGACCAGAACAGAAGCATATCTTTACTGCTAACTTGAAATACCAAACGCTTCTTGACAGTGTACAGGGACGCGGCCCTTGCCTAGCATTCCTGCCGCATGTTTCGCTTCCTGAACTAGAAGGTTGTATCGTTACTTGGGACTTCTTTGAAACTATCCACAGCCGTAGTTATACACACATTATGAAGAATGTATATTCTGATCCTTCAGAAGTGTTTGATACTATTCTAGACGACGAAAAGATCATTGCTCGAGCAACTAGTGTCACCAAACACTATGATGAATTTACAGAAGCAGCAGACGCTTACACACATCGCGGCGAAGGCAATATGCGTGATGTAAAGAAGAAACTGTATCTTGCAATGATGACTGTGAACATTCTAGAAGGTCTGCGTTTCTACGTAAGCTTTGCATGCACATTTGGCTTTGGCGAACTAAAGCTAATGGAAGGTTCAGCAAAGATTATCAGTCTAATTGCTCGCGACGAAGCACAGCATTTGGCACTGAGCACACACGTATTGAAGCTGTGGGCACAGGGCAAAGACGATCCAGAGATGGCGAGCATTGCCAAGGAGTGCGAAGAAGAAGTCTACGAACTGTGGCGCGAATGTGTTGCAGAAGAAAAGGACTGGGCAGAGTATCTGTTTAAAGACGGAAGCATGATTGGTCTAAATGCAGCTTTGCTTAACCAATATGTAGAATACATTGCAAACCGTAGGCTCAAAGCACTCGGCCTAAGTGCTATCTTTGATGCACCAGTTAACACCAATCCGCTACCGTGGACACAGCATTGGTTGAGCAGCTCGGGCTTGCAGGTTGCACCTCAAGAAACTGAAGTAGAATCTTATATCATCGGCGGCATCAAGCAGGATGTTAACAAAGATTCGCTCAAAGGATTTAGTCTATGATCGAGATATTTGGGAAGCCACAGTGCCCCTTCTGCGAGAAAGCAAAACAGCTTTGCGAAGCTCGCAGATTGGCATATACTTACAAGACTCTTGATGTAGATTATACCAAGGAAGAATTGCTAGAAGCATTTCCAGGCGCTCGCACAGTGCCGCAGATCCGTGTAAACGGAACTGCCATTGGCGGGTATGATGAACTAGGCACATACTTAGAAGAAACAGGTTACAACGGAACAGGAATGACACTATAATGCTAATCGAAACTCCATACAAAGTAGGCGACATTGTAAGTTTTAAACTTACCTCAGGCGAAGAAGTTATCGCAAGACTCGACAAAGACGAAGAAAAGACATACACTTTGCATAAACCCATGGTACTAATTATGCAACAGCAGGGCATGGGTCTAGCACCTTTTATGTTCAGCGTAAGTCCGGACGGCAAGTTTTATCTACAAGCAAACAGTGTAGCTTGTATTGCCAAAACTGAAAAAGAAATTGCTTCACAGTACACACAGCAAACTACAGGAATTCAGGTTGCTGGTTGACAAGCCTAACGACTGATGCTATAATTGTAACACAATAAGGCATTAGAAAGGCACAGTATGAAAGATAAATGTATTTTAACTGACGCAGACGGAGTCCTCTTCGATTGGGAATACGCATTTGATCAGTGGATGAAGCGACACGGTTACACAGTAGTAGAAACTGGTAACTATCAAATGGACGTCAAGTATGGACTTGAATATAGCGAAACAAAACGTTTGATTCGTATGTTTAATGAGAGTGCTTGGATCCGTAAACTTCCTCCACTGCGTGATGCAATTCATTATGTTAAGAAACTGCATGCAGAACATGGATACATCTTCCACTGCATTACCAGTTTAAGCAACGACGATTACTCACAACACTTGCGTACTAAAAACTTGCGTGAGATGTTTGGAGACAGCGTATTTGAAAAGTACATTTACCTAGATACAGGTGCAGACAAGGACGAGGTCCTAGAACAGTATCGCGGCACAGGCTGCTGGTGGATCGAAGACAAGCCAGAAAACGCCAACGTTGGATCTGTTGTGGGATTAAATAGTCTACTTGTTGATCACGATCACAATATACATGCATCCTTGCAAGACAATGTAATTCGTGTTCGCAATTGGAAAGACATTTATCATATTATTACAGGAGAAAAAGTATGAGCACAACACATGAACAAATTGTTCAAGCATTTAATAACTACCTAACAGAAGCAGAAACATTTGAAGATAAAAATGTTAAAGCAGCCGCAGCCCGAGCTCGCAAGGCACTAGGTGATCTAGGCAAACTTACAAAAGATCGCCGCAAGGAAATCCAAGATCGCAAAAATGAAATGTGATGTGGGAACTGTGGTGTAAAGCTATAGGACAAAAGGCC